AAGGCAAGGTTGAAAAAAGAATCTCATGACCTCTTTGACGCAATCCTAGAGCATCTAGTTGCCGAAGGTTATGCCGATACAAATGAAGCAGCACTTGCTATTATGGCAAATATGAGTGAAGAGTGGAGAGAAGAGATTCTTGATGAGGCAAAAGTTGATAAATACTTGGATGACAAGTTAAAAAAATCAAAATCTCTTGGTGATGATGAGATGGGTAGATCTATGCGTAAAGATATAAAAATGTCCCAGAGAAGAAAAAGAGCAAGTGTAACACCTGATACTCCTAGACAACGAAAATTATCTCAAAAACTTCGTGATAATCGTGATCGTAATAATGAAGATCGCCGTAATTCGAGTTCAAATGATACTTGGTCCGATCATGATTATGGTGGCAGGGGTAGAGAATCTCCTACATATGATTGATTTTTTTAGCTAATAGATTATTTTCCAAACTAACATACAAGAGGGTCTTACCACCCTCTTTTTTTGTATAATAAATAGTTGAACCTGTTGAGAGTGCAATTTCACGGGTAAGATTGGGTGCTTTCGAGCACCTTTTCTATTATAAATAGTTACGCACTCTCAATAGAATAGAAATGAATTATCTAAAGGTTTATTGTAATCTTATCAGGAAAGCAGAGAATAGAACTCTACCTGAAGGTTATACAGAAAAGCATCATACATTTCCAAAAAGTATCTTTGGAAATAACAATAGAATTGCGATATTAACTGGAAGGGAGCATTATATCGCTCACGCATTATTGGAAAAGATTTATATTAAGAGATGTGGATTAAAGGATAAAAAAACCGTAAAAATGATTACAGCATTCTGGTGTATGAATAATCAAAACACCAAGAATGAATATTTTAATTCTTATCTTTATGAAACTTGTAGAATAAGATATGTTGATAGTCAAAAAGGTAGAAAACTTACTGAAGAGCATAAAGAAAAAATAAAAATTTCAAGTTCAGGAAAAAATAATCCTATGTATGGTAAATTTGGAAAAAATCACCCTGCTTATGGAACAACTCATTCAAAGGAATTTAAAGAAAAAATAAGTAAACTTTTAAAAAATAGAGTTCTTTCAAAAGAAACTATAGAAAAAATTAAGCAAGCAAAAAAAGGAAAAAATACTGGAGAAAATAATGCAAAATCAAATTGGTGGAAACTTACCTTTAAAAATGGAAATGTGCTTATAATGTGTGGAATACATACTTGGTCTAAAGAAAATGGTTATTGTAGGCAAAGTATAGGTAAGATTTATGCGGGAAAAATAAAAACTCATAAAGACATTGTGACAGTTGAAAAACTGTCTGATGCTCCATCAAAAATTTCTTAAGGACTGCTATGATAATGGGAGTTAAAAAACACACCTCGTATGACAGTTAATTTTGAAATCAAAGGAATGCTTGCTAAATGTCTTGCGACGGAGGACATCATAATTGAGCATAAAAAAGTAGAGACAGCTTGCTTTAACGTTCATACTCGTGTTCTTACGCTTCCTTTATGGGAAAAGGCAAGTGATAGCATCTACACTATGCTCGTCCTTCACGAAATTAGTCATGCTTTATTTTCTCCGGATATTGATTGGACTGAAACTCATAAGGTTCCTCAACAGTTTGTGAATGTCTGTGAGGACGCAAGGGTTGAAAAACTCTGTAAGAGGAAATATCCAGGTTCCCCCAAAACTTTTTATGCTGGATACAAGGAACTTCAGGAAGAAGATTTCTTTCAGATTGGTGATGATGACCTTTCAACACATAATCTTGCCGACCGTGCAAATCTTTACTTCAAGGTTGGTAATTTCTTGACTCTTGAATTTACCGAGAGGGAGCAAGAAATTGTAGATATGATCGGTAATGCAGAAACCTTTGATGAGACTCTGGATGCTGCCAAAGTTCTTTATGATTACTGTAAGCAAAAGCAAGAAGAACAAACAAAACTTCCAAGTCTTGATAATCACGAAAAGTCTTCTGGTTCTGGTGCTGGAGAGCAACCCGAAGAACAGCAAGAACTTTCTCCCGAAGAGGATGGTGAAGGTGAGAGTGATAAGCAACAGACTTCTGAGTCTGAGCAACAAACTCAAGGTGAAAAGTTTGAGGACCAGAATACTCAACAGACTGGTGGAGAACATGCCGAACCAGATGTGAAGACTATGAGTTCTCTTGAGGAAAACCTTAAGGAACTGGTGAATAACAACATTCAAGAAACTAATTATATTGAAGTTCCTAAATTGAATCTGGATTCGGTGATTGTTTCTAATCAAATCATTCACAATACTTGTAAGGAAACTTGGGATAAGCAACTCATTATTCTAGATGATAGTGAAATCTTTACCACAGTGGATGCCGAGTATGTAGATTTTAAGCGTTCGGCACAAAAGGAAGTCAATTATCTGGTGAAAGAGTTTGAGTGTCGTAAGGCAGCAGATTCCTATGCCCGTGCATCAGTTTCAAAGACTGGTGTTCTGGACTGCACCAAACTTCATACCTATAAGTATCAGGAGGATTTGTTCAAGAAAGTAACCACATTTGCCACCGGTAAAAATCACGGTCTGGTCTTTATTCTTGATTGGTCTGGGTCTATGAGTAATGTTCTTATGGATACTGTCAAGCAACTTTATAATCTTATTTGGTTCTGTAATAAGGTTAATATTCCTTTTGAGGTTTATGCCTTTACAAATGATTGGAACTATAGGTCTTCATATGATGCCGATGGTAAAGTGACTAGTACTCCTCAAGAACATACAGTTCGTAAAGAAAATGAACTAGTGGTTGATTATACATTTGGTCTCCTGAATCTCTTTACCAGTAAGGTAAAAAGTTCGGTTCTTGATACTCAACTCAAGAATATCTATCGGGTTGCCAAACAATATGATCGTTCTAGTTATGGTACTTGTAAGTATTCATCTCCCCATAAACTATGTCTTTCTGGAACTCCTCTGAATGAGTCACTTGTTGCTTTACATCAAATTCTTCCACATTTTCAGAAAGAACATAAACTTCAGAAAGTCCAGTGTGTAATTCTGACTGATGGTGAAGCTGCTCCTCTAAAGTATTATCGAGAAGTTAAACGGCACTGGGATAATGGAGAGTCTTATTTGGGAACTAATTACATTCAAGATAATTCTTATCTTCGTGACCGTAAGACTGGAAATGTCTATAAGTTTTCTGAAAAGAATTGGAATAATAATACGTCTTTTACAGATCTTCTTCTTCGAAATCTTCGTGATAAGTTTCCAAGTGTGAATTTTATTGGAATGCGTATTCTTGATGGTCGTGATGCCGGACATTTCGTTCGTAACTACACTGGTTACACTGACGGCACTTACGATAAAGTGATGTCCCGTTGGAAGAAAGAACGCAGTTTTGCTCTTACCTCCTCTGGTTATCATACTTACTTTGGTATTTCTTCATCTGCTCTCAATAGTGATAGTGAGTTCAAAGTTGCCGAAGATGCCTCAAAGGCACAGATTAAATCTGCTTTTGTCAAGTCTTTGAGTTCTAAAAAAATGAACAAAAAAATCTTGGGTGAATTTATTTCTTTAGTTGCCTAACCACTTTCCAAACTGTCCATAGGGGGTCTCACTACCCCCTTTTTTATTGCTATAATTACTTCAGTTAAACAAAACGACCTAACTAAATTATGTCTCGCAAAACTGCCGTGAATGATGCCCAACTGATTGAATCAATCAAAGAACTTTATGGTACTGAAATTACTTCCGGTGACCTCAGGGGTTTCTGTGCCTCTCGTTCGCTTAACTACCAAACCGTAAGTAATAAACTCTCACAATACAAGACTTCTCGTGGCAAATGGAATCTTGAAGTGACACAAGAGCGTGTAGAAGAGATTGAGCGTTCTTTCCAAAATGTTGCAGTTCTTCCCGAACATCACCAAAACCTTATTCCCGATAAAGATGATACCTTCGTCAAGTTTGGTAGTTTTGCTGATGTTAAAAAAATTCTTCAGTCCCGTCTTTTTTATCCTACGTTCATTACGGGTCTTTCGGGTAATGGTAAGACGTTCAGTGTGGAGCAAGCATGTGCTCAACTGAAGCGGGAACTTATCCGTGTGAATATTACGATTGAAACTGATGAAGACGATCTTATTGGGGGTTTTCGTCTTGTTAATGGCGAAACAGCATGGCACAACGGTCCTGTGATTGAGGCACTTGAGCGTGGTGCTGTATTGCTTCTGGATGAGGTTGACCTTGCTTCCAATAAAATTCTGTGTCTCCAATCCATCCTTGAAGGTAAGGGTGTGTTCCTGAAAAAAATCGGACGGTTCATCAAACCCGCTCCCGGATTCAACGTGATTGCCACCGCAAACACGAAGGGAAAGGGTTCTGAGGACGGTAGGTTCATCGGCACCAACGTGCTCAACGAAGCGTTCTTAGAGCGTTTCTGCGTGACCTTTGAGCAACCATATCCTGCTCCCGCAATCGAACAGAAAATCCTTGAGGGTATTGCTCTGGATTTGGGTGTGGAAGACCGCGATTTTTGCAAGCGACTTTGCGATTGGTCTGATGTGATTAGAAAAACGTTTTATGATGGTGGTATTGAGGAAATTATCTCCACTCGTCGTTTGGTTCATATCGTTCGTGCCTATAGCATCTTTGGTGATAAGGCAAAGGCAATTCAGGTTTGTATCAATCGTTTTGATGACGAAACCAAAACTGCTTTCTTGGAACTGTATGACAAGATTGATGTCGATTTTGTAATGCCTTCTGAAACTCTTGAACTGACTATTGAGGGTGGCACGGAGATTGACATTAATCTTCCTTTCTGATATAATTCGGGGAGGTAACCATGCCTTCCCTTATTTTGACTAATTCTTGGAGTTTACTTTACGATACTATGTACGGACCTGAAGACGAACAAAATCTAGTTGAATATAAAATTACTATGACTGATAAACCAAATCATCTTTGGAAATATAACGAAGATAAAATTCTCAAAGATGTTGAAGAATATGTTACTACTACCTATCACGGTCATTACTGTGGTGATAGTGATGGTTATGCCGACATTCAGACTATTGACTTGATGGCAGCAAAAAAACTGGCAGCAGGTTTCTGTCAGGCAAACATCTTGAAGTACGGTTCTCGTTATGGAGATAAGGATGGTCGCAATAAGCGTGACTTGATGAAAGTCATTCATTATGCTATGCTACTTCTCCACTTTGACGGGCATTATACTCGTAAAGATAATGGACTCTCCGAATTCAATCGCTGATTATTATGAAACTGAAAGAAAACACTATGAAACTCTCTGACAATACCCTGACTCTCCTTAAGAATTTTGCTGGTATCAATCAGTCTATTCTCGTAAAGCAGGGTAATAAACTTCGCACAATTTCTATTGCCAAGAACATTTTGGCAGAGGCAGAAATTACCGAAGATTTCCCTCGTGAATTTGCGGTTTATGACCTGAATCAGTTCCTGAATGGTTTGAGTCTTCATCAGGACCCAGACCTTGATTTTACCGAAGATTCTTATATTACCATTCGTGAAGGTAAGCGTAGGGTCAAGTATTTCTATGCCGACCCGAATGTGATTATTTCTCCTCCAGAAAAGGAAATCAAACTTCCTTCCGAAGATGTGTGTTTTCAGTTGGAAACTGGTTCTTTGGAGAAACTGGTGAAAGCAGCAGGAGTTTATCAGTTGCCTGATATTTCGGCAATCGGTGATGCCGGTGTGATTCGTCTGGTGGTTCGTGATAAGAAGAATGATACTTCTAACGAATACTCTATTGTTGTGGGTGAAACTGACGAACAATTTACTTTCAACTTCAAGGTTGAGAACATCAGTAAGATTGTTTCCGGTGCTTATAATGTGGTTGTGTCACGGAAACTTCTTTCACAATTCACCAATACTAAGCACAATCTTTCTTATTGGATCGCACTAGAACCTGATTCTACATTTGAATAATGGAATTTTTACTTTATCTTTCTCCCGAATCCACAGAAATTTATCAAATGATTTCTCGTAGGATTCGGGTAGTTGAAAATACACCTATATGTAGAAAGCATGATATCTACGGTTGGTTTGATTCTAATAAAAAAACTCTGACTATATGTACTGATAGAATTATTTCAAATGATAATTCTGAATATTATATAAATGAGACTCTATTACACGAATCTGCTCACTTAGCACAATACTGTAAAAATAAATCTCTCACTCCTTTGGGTATTGCCGACTCTAAAATGAATCTCTCTTCCCGAAGAAATCAAGATGTAGAATCTGCCGTAAAAATAGCAGGACCTTTAGTTAGGCAGATCGAACGAGAAGCATTTTGGATGGAGGACAAACCAAATGAAGTCAAATATGCTGTAAAAAAGTATTGTTTTTGAGGAACTAACTTTGAATATATTCGTAACATCGCCGTGGCCTGCAGAGAGTGCTATGGTACTTCCTGACCGTCATGTGACGAAAATGGCACTTGAAGCATGTCAAATGCTTTCTATTGTGGCATCCAAATGGTATCATAATTATGGATCACTCCTCAAAAAAAATGGAGAACCATATGCCACAGAAAAGGGAGCATTTCGTAATCATCCCTGTATGATTTGGGCAAGTCAATCTCCAAATAATGCTTATTGGTTAATTAAGCACGGAATGAATCTCTGTGATGAGTTTCATTTGAGGTACGGAAAACCCCATTCCTGCTATAATACTCTTTTAGGGGCATATTACATATTTCCAAAAGGTAAAATTAATGAAACTACTCCATTTGTAAGAGCAATGCCAGATTATTTAAAATATGATGAATCTATTGATACATTCGAAGCATATAAAAAGTACATTGCTACCAAAGAATGGGTAAAAACTAATTATTTAAAAATGCCGCAAAGAAAACCTGAGTGGATTGAATAAAATAATTTACACTAAATACATATACCTGACTATTCGCACTTTTCAGGACGGGGAGAGTTTCTCTCCCCTGTATAAATATTAATGCGAATAGTTAGAGTAGTATGAATAACCAATCTAGGATTTATACCTATAAGATTACTTTTGAGGAAGTACCCTATTATTACTATGGTTCTCATAAAGAAAACCGGTATAATGAATACTATATGGGTTCTCCAATAACTCATAAATGGTGTTGGGATTTTTATACACCACAAAAGCAAATATTAGAATTTTTTGATTTTAGTGATGATGGGTATTCTAAATGTAGAAAAGTTGAAAATGGATTAATTAAATATGTCTTTAGTGACCCCTGTTGCTTGAATGAAAATTGTGGCGGTAGTTATTCTTTAAAAATTCTTAGAGAAAATGGATTAAATCAATTTATTATGGGAAAAGGAATACATTCTCAAACTAAAGAAGAAAGAGTTGAAATGGGTAAAAAATTGTGGTACAGTGGAAAAGGTCTTGCTTCTCTTAATGAAGACGAAAGAAAGTATAACGCATCTTTGGGCGGTTCTACTGGTGCCGGTGGGAGGGTGGTTGGTAAAATGATGTATGAGCAAAGGAAGGCAATTTTCTCATTAAGTAAATCCGAGTTAAGTGAAAATGGAAAACTTGGTGCTAAAAATACAAATTCCCAAAAATGGAAATGTACTATAACTGGATATATTTCAACTTCTGCTGGTTTATCTAATTATCAAAAATCAAGAAAAATAGATACTATCAATAGAATTAAAATAAAATAAACCGGTAAGTGAATTCGTGCTATAATGTGCTGGAACTGAATGAAGATGTGGAAGATTGAAAACAAATCAATCAAAAGAGCACTAACACTTTTTTACCTCAAAGATTGTTGTTTATCGCCCAATTTTGGACTAAATTTAATTATTTTTATTTGTGAAAAATTATGAACACAGACAGAACTGACTTCTTGTGGTGCGAACGCTGGAGACCTCGTAAAATTGAAGAATGTATTCTTCCCGAACAGACTAAAAAGACATTTCAAGACTTTCTAAATAGTGGCGAACTGCCTAACCTGCTTCTTTGTGGTCCTGCTGGTGTAGGAAAAACCACTGTGGCAAAGGCACTATGTAATGAATTGGGAGTAGATTGTTATGTCATCAATGGATCCGACGAAGGTAGATTCCTCGATACTGTCCGAAACAATGCGAAAAACTTCGCTTCGACCGTCTCACTTTCGTCAGATGCTAAACACAAAGTCGTCCTTATTGATGAGGCAGATAACACAAGCAACGATGTTCAACTCCTCTTACGGGCGTTTATTGAGGAATTTGCTGGTAATTGCCGATTCATCTTCACCTGCAACTACAAAAACAAAATCATTGAACCTCTCCATTCTCGATGTGCCGTCATTGACTTCACAATCAAAGGAAAAGAAAAAACCAAGTTGGCAGGATCCTTCTTCAAGCGTCTACAAAACATCCTGGATAAGGAGGGCGTCAGATATGATCCGAAGGTCCTTGCGGAACTGATAAACAAACACTTCCCCGACTTTAGGAGAGTCACCAACGAATGTCAAAGATATTCTGTTAGTGGTGAAATTGATTCTGGTATTTTGGCATCCTTTTCGGACATCTCCGTAAATGAACTAAACAAGTATCTGAAAGAAAAGAACTTTTCCGAAGTTCGTAAGTGGGTTGTTTCCAATTTGGATAATGACACCAATATCATTTTGCGTCGTATCTATGACTCCTTGTACGATGTTCTTGATGGACCTTCTATTGCTGCCGCAGTATTAGTTGTGGCAAAGTATCAATATCAATCGGCATTTGTTGCGGACCAAGAGATAAATTTACTTGCCTGTCTAACTGAAATTATGGTGGAGTGCAATTTCAAGTGAATCCATATAAAGTCAATAAGGCATCCTTATATGAAGTGCCAGTCAAGACAACTCCTCAGAATGTGAAAGAGGCAAATGAAGCACTCTTTTATTCTAAAATGAATCTTCCACAGGCAGCAAAGCATTGTGGAATGACTCAGAAAGAAATGAAACTTACTTTTTTTGAATACCTAAAGTATAACAAACCTAATTATGAAATTTAATCTTTCTAAAATTAATCTTGAAGAGTTCTTTGGTTGCGTCGAAGCAACTAATACAACGCAAATGAAATCAAATGCTTTTAAAACTCTTAGGACTTGGTTACAAGAGAAATCATTTGCAAAATGGAGTGGTGACCAATTTGAATATGTTGGTGATCATCGAGATGGCGTAGATTTTATTTCTTCTAACAATGAACTGTATGAAATGAAGGGCAAACTACGCCTGTTTAATAAAAATGGTTCTACTGGGGCAATTGATCTTAAAAACTTCCGTGGAGAAACTAAAGTAGTAGAGAAAACATTTAACTACATGTTCCTTGTTGATACCTTTAATATGACACTTGGGTTGACTGATTGGAAAACTGTAGAAAAACGCACTTATTTTACTCCCAAATCTCCAGTTGCAAAGTGCAAATTTCTTGCTGGCGACTTCACTATTCTTGCAAGTAATGTAACTCCTGCCAAAAAAAGTATTACTTCTGCAGAAATTCTTGATAATCTTTTGGAGATCCTATAAATGTCAATTAGTCAAAAACAACTCAAAACGCCGATGCGCTACGCTGGCGGCAAAAGTAGGGCGGTCACAAAGATGGACCCGTATTTCCCAGACCTCCGAAACTATGATGAGTTTCGGGAACCATTTCTTGGTGGTGGTTCTGTAGCAATTCATATTACTAAAAAATATCCCAATCTGAATATTTGGGTAAATGACTTGTATGAACCTCTGGTAAACTTCTGGCAGCAACTTCAGACATTTGGTATTGACTTGAAGAGTGAATTGGTTGATTGCAAACTTGCTTACAATACTCCAGAACTTGCACGAGAACTTTTTCTAAAGTCAAAGGAGAATATTAACGATAAAACTCAATCAAACTTTAATCGTGCTGTTGCGTTTTATATTGTTAATAAATGTTCTTTTAGTGGTCTTACCGAAAGTTCATCTTTTTCAGAGCAAGCAAGCAACTCCAATTTCTCTTTGAGAGGAATATACAAGTTACCAGAATACTCTGAGTTAATTACTAATTGGCGTATAACTAACTACTCCTATGATTATCTAATGGATGGAAACAAAGGTGCGTTTATGTATCTTGATCCTCCTTATGACATTAAGGATAATCTCTATGGGCGTAAGGGATCAATGCACAAAGGATTTGATCACGATAAGTTTGCTGCTGATTGCAATTCCAATAATATGGATATGTTGGTAAGTTATAATACCGATCAACTTGTCAAAGATCGTTTCTTAGGTGGAAAATGGAATGCTGCTGAGTTTGATCTGACTTATACGATGCGTTCTGTTGGTGAATATATGAGAGACCAAAAACAACGTAAAGAACTGCTATTATTTAATTACACAAAAACTCCCAAAATTCAATTTAGTTTTGATGGTTGCTATAATTACAATAGATTGAAAGGTGAGGGATTAGTTGATGCCTGAATTGAAGGACTGGTTGAACACAATCAATCAAACGAAGAAGAACCTGATTGATGAAGACCCTTCAACTGAGAAGGGATATGCTCCATATATTATTAATCGGTGTCTTTCTGGAGAAATTGATTGTATTATGTTTGTTAATGAATTGAATCAGTATCATTTTCTTCCTAAAAAAATGCAATATGACTTTCTTATAAATATTCTGAGGGTTAAAAGGAGGTATTCTCCTTGGCTCCGTAAAGATAAAATCGAAGATCTTGATATTGTCAAGCGTTATTATAATTATAGTAATGAAAAGGCACAGCAGGCTTTGAGGATTCTGACAAAGGAGCAACTAACATTTATTAAATCGAAATTTGAAACTGGAGGAACAAAATGAGTGTCGTTCAAGAACCCACTGTACAATGGTCGCCTGATATGATGATAGAAGTCATTCTGAATGAACCAGATGATTTCTTAAAAGTTCGTGAAACTTTGACTCGTATTGGAGTTGCCTCAAGAAAAGAGAAGAAACTTTATCAGAGTTGTCACATTCTCCATAAGCAAGGTCGTTATTTTATTACTCATTTTAAGGAACTTTTTGCTCTGGATGGTAAACACGCAAACTTAACTGTAAATGATATTCAGCGTCGTAATCGTATCGTTCAGTTAATTGCTGATTGGGGATTGGTTGAAGTAGTTGATGTGAGTAAGGTTCAGGATATTGCCCCTCTAAATCAAATTAAAGTTCTTCCTCATAAGGAAAAGGGAGATTGGATTCTAGAAACCAAGTATAATATTGGTTCTAAAAGGAAAAAGGTTGAAGAAACCGAATAATACAGTAGGGAGTTCAACACTCCCTTTTTTTGTAAAAGTGTTATAATTATATACAGACGCCTTCGGGGTCTACAAAACACAAACTCGCTTTAAAAGGAGCTACTATAATGACTAATCTTTCTAGATACACATCTGCGGATCTTCCTGCTCTAATGGATAGGATTACTCGCAATAGTATTGGAATGGACGAATATTTTGATCGTCTATTCAATCTTCACGAAACTACAAATAACTATCCACCCTACAATCTAATTCAGGTAAATAATGTAGAGTCTCATTTAGAGATTGCACTTGCAGGATTTAAGAGAGGAGAAGTAAATGTCTTCACAGAGTATGGAAAACTTTTTGTCGAAGGGCAAAAATCAGATACTGAATCGGATAGGACGTTTGTCCACAAGGGTCTGGCTCAACGAAGTTTCAAAAGAGCATGGACTCTCTCCGACGACACAGAAGTCCGAGAAGTCACCTTTGAAGACGGACTACTTACCATTCGACTAGGTAAGATTGTTCCAGAACACCACAGCAGAAAAGAGTATCTATAAATACTTCTGAATATCGTTGCCGCAGGGAGGTAACTGGCAAAAACCAGTTGACACCTCCCTTTTTTATGCTATAATGAATTGAGAGGAAAACTAAAAATGTCTGTAAAAATTGCCCTATTAAAATCTGGAGAATCAGTAATTGCCGATATTAAGGAATTGATTTCTGAAGATAAAGTGTGTGGGTACTTATTCACAAATCCACATAAAATGCAGATCAGTAATTCAATTTTCTTGACGGAAGAACCAATAGGATCTGAAGATGGTACTGTAAGTGTAACATTTTCTTCTTGGATTCTCTTTACAAGTGATAATGAGATTCTAGTTCGTCCCGATTGGGTTGTAACAATTGTTGAACCAGTTAAAGATATTAAAAAAATGTATGAGGAAAAGGTAAATGGAACGGAATGTGAAGTGTCTTCTATTGAAGGTTGATACGGTATTAATTACTGAGATTATTGAAGTTGGTTCTGAACTTGGAGAACCTGATTGTAAACTAATCAATCCATATCAGTTTTTTAGTATAGATGATATGAGATCCTGGCCAGAAGTTACTAATCAGACTGAACTAATGATTCATTCTGATAGTATTCTTACAATCGCAGAACCTACTCCCGAAATTGTTACAAAGTATCTTGAACTAACTACCTGATGAATTAAATACTTTTTTTCTTTTTATATCGGGCATACCATCCGGCGTATTTGCCCGTTTTATAATTTCCATTATTTTCGCCAGAT